TGTCCGAGGTCAGCACATCGGCCGCCAGTTCCGCCAACTCGTTCTCAGACTGCGCCTCAGGAAAAGCCCGCCACAACAGACCAGCGAACCAGACACGCTCGGCATCTTCGCCGCCGCATTTTCGGAAAGACATTTCAGAAGGTCCTGTGCTGTTGTGTCCTCGTGCAGAAGGACGATCATCAGAACGAAGAGAGGATGCGGCAGGGCGAAGGCTCATGCCGCATCCTCGGGAGTTTGATCGGAAGGAAAGAAATCAGACTTCTCGAGACGAAGGCCAAGGATATTTGCAGCACCCAGGACCTTCCCCTTGTGGGCGTCCGGAATGGAGCCGCGCACACTCCAGCTATGAATAGTCGCATGCGGCATACGAAGGGCGCGGGCCATAGGCCTGACCCCTCCGAATGCCTGAACAATTTTTACAACGTATGTCATGCCGACAAACTGCCGCATTTTGCAGACAGTAGTCAACAGCAATTTGCCGACAGACGCTTGACTGACGATTATGCGAAAAAGCTATCATGAAAATAGTCAGCCACGCCGCCCTCCGACTCCGCGAACTACGCGAGAAAGCAAAACTCTCAATTAGAGAGATGGCCGAGGAACTAGGAATCCCGAAGGGCAAATACGAGCACTATGAAGCTCGCTACAAACGCCCATACCTCCCTGCGGACTTTGCAGCAGAGGTGGCGCGAGTACTTGCCGCACGAGGTGTGCCAAGCGAGGAAGTTCTCAGCCTTGCAATCCCAGGTGAAAGCAAAGAACCAGACGACAACCTCAATCTAAGGCTTCGCTATGAAAAGCTTTCTTCGCACCGGCAGCGGATGGTTCGTGAGTTTCTGGAAGAGCTTGAGGCAGCTGAAGCAGCAAATCAAGATAGGCCGACAGAAGATTTCGACGCCTGACACTTAGACGGCTTGCGCGCTCCAACAACTCATCCCCAGTCACCCCATCCTCCGCAGAACATTTCACGAACTCCACTCACGTTAGGCGAGTTGCCGCCAATGTGTCCACCCAAGATTGCACCAGCTGCACATCAGAAACAGCGCACGCCTTGAACCAAGAAAAGCTGCAATTAGCCGACAAAAATCTGCACCCCTAGATCAAGCCGAGACCAAATCAAAAAAACGTTCGATTAGAGTGTCTGCATTTTGCAGTTGACTACAGTCGGCATTTTGCAGACATTAACTTCATCCCGAACCTTCCGGATGGAGCCTGCACATGCACATTCCCACCGTCCTGTCCGTGACCGACTTGGACACTGCGCCGCGCGCTTCAGCCCGCGCCGACCTTCGCGACATCTCTCGCGCTGAGACCCTGCGCAGCCCGCGGGCCGCGCGCACCTTCCCCTTGCAGTCGAGCACAGCGCCCAGTGGCCCCAGCACTTTGGTGATGGCCCTTGGCGGCGTAGCGCTTGCGGTGCTTGTGATTGTGATCTGGCACATCATCGCTGGCGCTTTCGATTGGCCCGAGCTTCGCGACTTTGTGGCCCCGACTGCTGCCGAGGCCCGCGTCCACGGCTGGGAAGCGCTGGCCGAAAGGGCCGCGCCATGAGGGATACCGAAAACCTGATCATGGGCCCGAGCTTCGCAGCACAGCTGCCGACCCTGATGCCGCGAACTCTGATCTCAGAAAATCTGTTGCGTCGGGTTTTGGTCGAGGTTCCGGAGATCAGCAACACCAAGCTGGGCAGCGACATCGTCGCGGCACTCACCACCCCAACCGAACAGCTGGTCGAGGAGATGCCGTGATGGTTGCTCGGTTCCGTGTATCGAGACACGGCTGGATCGTGGACAGCGTGACCGGGCTCTACATCGTCCGTGTTGCCGTCGAAGTTCTGGATGCTGACACCGCGCACCGTATTGCCACCACCATCATCACTGCGCTGCATGCTGATTTCGGCCCGAGCAATCCGGCCTGACCCAGTTCCGCCGCTCGGGACCAGGAACCGATCGACGCGAAGCCCCTGATGGCCGCCGCCCATCAGGGGCACCTTCCCCACAGACCCGCGCCCGGCGGCTCCGGGCAATCCTCACGCAAGGAAATCTCATGCCTGAGAAACACGAATATCAGCTCGGCCAGAAAGCCGTGGACACCGTCACCGGTTTCACCGGCACGATTGTAGGCCATGTCGTCTACCTGCACGGGGACGCGCAATACCTGATCCAACCAGCAAGCCCAGGCCCTGAATTTCACGAAGCGCAGTGGATCTCCGCCAAGCGACTCATTCTTGTCAGCGAAAAAGCTTCCTGACCCTCCGGTGACCGGTCCCAGCGCGGGCCGGCATCCCGAGAGCCAGCGATGCGAGGGACGAAACATGCACATTCAAAACAGCTTCGACGGCATGCCCGACCGGCTTCCGCCTCCGACCGGAAGTAGCGGTGCCGAAATCATGCGCAGCGCCGACCGCAAGCGCCGCAGGGCACCACCCGTGAAGGAAACGGCCGAGGACCGGCAGCAGAGCGACAACCACTATTCTGTGACCGCAGATGAGCTGCGCCAGTTCGTTGAGCGCATCGAGCATCTGGAAGCCGAGAAGCGCGACATCTCCGAGCAGATCAAAGAGGTCTACGCCGAGAGCAAGGGCCGGGGCTTTGACGCCAAAGCCCTGCGCAAGATTGTCGCGATCCGCAAGCGTGACCCGGAAACCGTGGCCGAGGAAGAGGCCGTGCTCGAAATCTACAAATCCGCAATGGGGATGATCTGATGGCTAATGATTATAGCGCCAAACTTGAAGCCGAGCGCACAGCAGCCCGCGAAAAATATGCCGCTGACATGGAGGGTCAACCGCCGCTCAAGCGCCGTGAGGAACTTTGGTGGGTCGGGCGAGATGAAGAGTCGTTTGGCGCCTGCGCACCCGCCCGCGATGAGGCCATTCAGATTGGTCGTCGCGACTATGATGACGGTGCCGGGTTTTACATCATCCAAGCACGCCAGGACGAAATCGACCTTGCCGCCGCCTTCAATATGGAGCGGTTCGACGAAGCGGTCGAGGAGCATTTCGAAGACCTTGCAGGCGAAGATCACGATGGATTTCTGACCAACTATAGCGGCCTAGAGCTGGCGGCCCTCGAAACCGCCATGCGCCAAACCATCCGGCAATGGCAGGTTAAGACGCGCCTGGCTGGCGGCGGGACCTGTCTTCCGCAGATTTTCACCGAGTGTGGGAAGGCCGAGCGCATCCCATCCGACAAGGAAGGTGGTGTCGCATGAACGCCCTTTCCGATATCGTTGCCGAGGTCGCGCCTGCGGCTTCTGCCACCGTGATCCGCTGCAAGGTCGCAGATCTGCGCCGCGCGGTTTCCTTGGCCGCAAGCGTGGTCGAGAACCGAAACCACATTCCCGCGCTTGCCTGCCTCGCCATTCATCCTGCGGCGGGCAAGATCACCGTCTGCGGCACGGATCTCGATCGCTTGCTCTCGGTCGATTGCCCTGCGGAATGCGTAGCAAAATTCGGCAGCTTCACGATCGAGGCGCGCCAGTTCTCGGCATTACTTCGCGGCGCAGAGGCAGCCGAGACCGTCACCATCCAGCGCGAACCTGCAGATGCATTCGGCGACGTTCTATCCATCCAGATCGGCCCGCTCACCATCAAGCGCCGCCAGCTGATCCCGATCGAGGATTGGCCGGTCATGGCCGAGATGACCGCTGACCATGAGGCCATCACCATGGCGGAAGGGGCACTGCGCAAGGTGCTGGACACCTGCCGTCATTGCATCTCGACCGAAGAGACCCGCTATTATCTGAATGGCATCTATCTGCATGCGGCCGCCGGCAAGTTGACCGGGGTCGCGACGGACGGCCACCGCCTCGCAATGTCCCGATCCGATCAGGATTGGCCGCTCGCGGCGCAGATCCTGCCGAAGCACGCCGTCACGGCTCTCGGCGCCCTGCTGTCGCAATCCGGCGATAAAGAGATCACGGTGACAGGCTGGACGAATCCCCGCATGAAGTTTGAGGGCGATGGCTGGACGCTGACCACCAAGACGATTGACGGCACCTTTCCGGATTACAACCGCGTCGTGCCAAAACCTGATCGCGACAACTTCAAAGGCCGCGCCGTTTTGGCACCAGCCCTATTCCGGCGCATCCCGTCCGCCATTGAGAGCCATAACGGCAACGCAGCAAAGCTGGACCTGCCCGCGAAGACGCTCTCGATTTCAATTCCCAGTGACGGTCTGGAAGCGTCTCTGCCGATCGAGGCGGAGGGCGATATCAGTATTGGCTTCAACATTCGCTACCTGCGCGACTTCACCCAGCACCACGGCACCATTCGGATGCAAATCAACGGCAGCGGTGATGCGGCAATCATCCATTCCGAAGACCCGGACTTCACCGGGGTCATCATGCCGATGCGGGTGACCTAATGCTGGGCCACAATCCCATCACCCATCGCGGCATTGTGCTGATCCAGAGCGACCACCCGAGCAGGGCCATCACCTGGTCGCACGAAGCCACTGGCTCCGGCAGCGTTGCTCACACCGCGCAAGAGGCCATCCGCCAGATCAGCATCCACCTGGGTCCCGATCCGGATTGCCGCACTTGCCTTGGCCACGGGGCCGAGGATTTCAACTTCCTCGCCTATGTACCCTGCCCTGTCTGCTTCCCGGAGGATCTGGAGTGAAACGCGCGCAGCTACTCGATACCGCCAAAGAATTGGTGACCCGCGACCGCAACGCCACACACGGCGAGCCTGAGGACACCTTTGGCCTGATTGCGGCCTATTGGTCGGCGCATCTCGACCGCGAAATCACTTCTGCCGATGTCGCGATCATGATGAACCTCATGAAGTGCGCGCGCCTGAGGGCAAATCCGAGCAATCCAGACAACTGGCTCGACGGCATTGGGTATCTCGCTTGCGGTGGCGAACTGGCGCTGGAGAATTCGGCATGAGCGAGGTGCAAATCAGGGCCGGCATAGTCGCATACATTACGGGCGCGATTATGACCTTTGGCCCGGCAGCCGTTACGGCGGAATGCAAACCTTACGCCCCAGCTGAATGTGAAGGTGTGACTGCCTTAATTGGGGCGGCGACTTGGCCCCTCTGGTGGTCGTGGACCATTGCAGAATGGGCACTGGAGGGCGAGGCATGACCTTCCAGCCCCACCACCCCCTGATCATCGACAGCTTTGCCGGCGGCGGCGGCGCATCCACCGGGATCGAGCAGGCCCTTAACCGCTCGCCCGATGTCGCAATCAACCACAGCGAAAAGGCGCTGGCCCTGCATGCAGCCAACCATCCCGAGACCTTGCACCTCGATAGCAATATCTGGGATGTCGAGCCGCTGACAGTGACTGGCGGCCGCCATGTCGGGCTGCTCTGGGCCTCGCCCGATTGCAAGCATTTCTCGAAAGCCAAAGGCGGCGCGCCGCGTGACCGCAATATCCGCGATCTGGCATGGGTTGTGGTGCGGTGGGCCAAGTGGGCCAAGCCAGACGTGATCTGCATGGAGAACGTCGAAGAATTCACCACATGGGGGCCAGTCGATAATGACGGTCAGCCGATCAAAGAATTTGCGGGCCAGACATTTGACGATTTCATCAAAGGCCTGAAGGCGGCTGGCTACCGCGTCCAGTATCGCGAGCTGCGCGCCTGCGACTATGGCGCGCCGACCATCAGAAAGCGCTGGTTCCTGATCGCCCGGCGCGACGGCCGCCCGATCACCTGGCCGAAGCCGTCGCATGGCGATCCGAAATCCGCCGAGGTCCGCAAGGGCAAGCTGCTGCCGTGGCGCTCGGCCGCCGAGTGCATCGATTGGTCCCTGTCCTGCCCATCGATCTTCGACACCAGCGCCGAGATCAAAGAAAAGCACGACCTGCGCGCGATCCGGCCCTTGGCTGCCAACACCATGGCCCGCATTGCGCGCGGCATGAAGCGCTACGTGATCGACGCCGATCAGCCATTTCTGGTGAACCTCACCCACGGCGGTCGCGTCGAGGATCTGGCCGCACCGATCAAAACCATCACGGGCGCACATCGCGGTGAAAAAGCAGTGGTCGTTCCGAACCTGCTCAGCCTGAAGGGCACGGCGCGCCGGGACAGCTCTGTCACCAGCCCGCATCCGACCGTCTTGGCCGGCGGCGGCCACAGCGCACTGATCGCCCCGAGCCTGTCTCGTTTCAACGGCGGTGCGACCGGACAGGATCTGCGCGATCCATTGGCCACCGTCACCGCCAACAGTTGGATCAAGAAGCCAGGCGGCGCCGCACCCCTCGGCCTGCTTGCCCCCTATCTGGCCAGCATCGCGCATGGTGACAGCGGCGGCCGCCGCGAATATCCTTTGGCAGATCCGCTCGGCACGATCACGGTCGGCGGCATCCAGCATGCCGCGATTGCGCCATTCCTCGCGACCATGCGCAACAGCCAGAAACCGTGGCAGGGCGCGGATGAGCCGACACATACGATCACCGCAGGTGGCGCGGGCCTGACCGTGGTAGCGCCAGTCCTGACCTATGCCCAGCAAGGCGGCGCAAACCGATCGGTCGAGGGTCCGCATCATACGATCTGTGCGAGCAAAAAAGACCAGAACAGTCTGATCGCCGCAACTATGGTTCAGACGGGCTACGGCGAGCGCGCAGGCCAGGCGCCGCGCGCGCTCGACATGGCAGCGCCTCTCGGCACAGTCGTCGCAGGTGGGGCCAAGCACGCGCCGGTCGCGGCCTTTTTGGCTCAGCATAATGGCGGGCCAAACATGGGCAGTCATGCTGGTCACGATATGGGAAATCCCATCTCGACCATCGCCGCCAGTGGCAGCCATCAGACCCCAGTTGCGGCGTTCTTTGCCAAATACTACGGCACCGGCGACGGCGCGCGCATGGACGATCCCTGCCACACCATCACGGTCAAGGATCGCATGGCGCATATACAGGCCGAGCTGACCGCGCCGCCATTCCGCCCCGAGCATCACGCCCGCGCACGGGCTGTGGCCGCGTTCCTGCGCGCCCATGGCGCTTGGGATGGCGGCGAGTTCGTGACGCTGACCATCGCCAGCGTGGAATATGTCGTGATCGATATCGGCATGCGGATGCTGACCCCGCGCGAGCTGTTCACCGCTCAAGGCTTTCCGCCCGATTACGTCATCGAGGGAGTCTGGGACGGGCTGGACAGTGAAGATCCGCAGTGGCGCGCCTTCGCCAAGGATGTGCAGGTTAGCTGCTGCGGAAACAGCGTCTGCCCGCCCCTCGCCGCCGCCATCGTCGGCGCAAATTGCCAGCATCTGGTGATCGAAGAGAATAGGAGGACAGGGTGATGGGGGCTCCTAAACCTACTCCGGCTGCCATTCGACGAGCAATCGAGGGCATGATGCAAGCCGGGCTTCCCATTGCTGGCGTCGAGGTTTTCGACGGCGGACGCTTTCGCGTCCTTGCGGGGGAAGCTCATCAGAACCTACCGTCAGCCAAAAGTGAGGTGGACGAATGGGATCGAGCAACAGGACTGGTATCGTGACGCTTGTAGGCATTAAGAACGTAACAAGGCGCGGCAAAACCTATCGTTACTTTCAAACTAAGGGGCAGCCGCTGATCAAGCTGCCCGATCTTCCAGATGATCACCCAGAATTCTTGGCAGCATATGCTGCAGCCAAAGCCATGAAACCAGCTCCGATGCCAGCTGCAGCAGGGTCGCTTGCAGCCCTGGTACGATCCGCCCTTGCCTCGAAGGAGTTCAAGCTAAAACAGCCCGCCACGCGCCAAATGTTCCGGCGCCACTGTGACGAATTGGTCGGAG